ATCTTCATCTCCAGCCAATCTTCCTCTTACATCAATCGATTCTAATTCATCTAAATCTTCTTCGTCTCTAGCACCAGCCAGAGTTCCAGAAACATCAATTGATTCGATTTCTTCAAGATCATCTTCTTCTAATTCAGGAGAAACTTTTGTATATGTCACGTTTAATTTGGAAAGTTTGTAGTCCTCTGGGGCAGCATCTTGATTATCGAACATCTCGCTGACAACATCATTAAATTCCTGAGACACAGCTGGTATTTGAGCAGTATCTGAAGTTGTATCTGCCTCGGTAATAGGTTGGTTAATTTCAATTGGAGTATATCCTGCACCCATACCAACGCCAGAAAAGTCGAGTCCAGTCAGATTTAAATTTCTTAATGTTTCTAATGTGCTGCTATCTAATCCAAATTGACCCAATCCAGCCAATGTACTATCTTCAGTTGTTTGAAGTGCTGCTGCAACATTTTTGATTCCAGAATCTTCTGTCAATCGAGTCGTATTGATTCGTTTGGCACTTTCTTGATCTTCCTGAAGTTTTGATATAAATTCCTCAGCCTGATCCATTGACATAATTGTGTCTGCAGTAACATCTCCAGGTTTGGTGTATGTTGGTTCGCTCTTTTCAATCTGATCTTGAATCCTTTGATTCAACGATCCTGCAATTGAATTGTTGATTGATTTTGTATCGCTGGAGACAACTTTCTTGACCATGTCGCCTGCATCATCTCTAAAGGTGTTGCCAATTGTGGCTGCGCTAGGAAATGAGGCACCATATGAACTTCCAAATGGACTTCCGAACGGATTTCGAAAAGGACCACCACCAAATCTAGATGAGAAATCATTCTGATAGAAATCGCCTCTATCTGCAAAATTGCTGCGAAGTCTTTCGATGTTAGGTACGCCAATTGCCATTTATCGTTTTCTCTGTAGTTGTCGTTCTCTTATCTTATCATTTTCTTCTTTGACGTGTTGCGCCACTAAAGAAACATACATTGCTCTTTCCCAAGGAATCATTTGCTCAAGTTCCGTTAGGCTATATCCATGATGTTGCATCAATGCAAAATTAGTCATGAAGTATGTTTTCAAATTCTCATTACGAAGGCTTATACGAAAAAATCGAGGAGACCCTCCAGCCTGATGGTGTGATTCTTACCACACTTCTTACAGACTAATTCATTTTCAAATTTCAAAATAGGCATGTCAAGAAAAAACTTTTTAATCTTTCGATATTGTTCAGTTGTTAAGTTATTCACAAACTCATCAAACTCACCTTGCTGCATTTCATCAATTCTATAAACCTGATTCTCATCAAAAAGATATTCTGTACATTGTTTAAGAATCTCAGTCGGTGCATCTTTTGAATTCAGCTTCTCAATCAATACTTTCGAAACACTGATTGTCGGATAATTCAATTTAATACCAACGCCATTTGATAACTGAATCATATTTTGAACTGGCTTGTGATCAATTGCTACTTGTAGCAAGTCCACATTCATCTCCATACGACCTTTACATCTCTTGTTCTCTGCGACGACGTTTTCGCAAACGTATTCAAGAGTAACAACTTCGCCGATTGATCTTGCTCTTAAATTTAAGAACAAATACTCAATCTCATATAAAGGTAATGATTCAACATCAATATCTTCTAACACACAATTCTTCACAATTTGCTTAATGGCGTCTAAACTTGTTTCATAATCTTTTGACTCAAGTGCCATTAAAAGAATCTTTTCTTCTTTCACCACGAATGGTCTAAAAGTAATTTCTTTATTCAATGACTCAATTCTAAGTTTATATGTCGGCAAATCAATTTTTGGTATAGCCATAATTCACTCCATAAGTTATCAGCCACCTCGTCTTCTTCTTCCAGTGACGTCAATACTTTCTAATATTTCGGTTTCTCTTCTAGTTCCTCTCACATCAATACTTTCTAAGACTTCACTTCCATCTCCACGTCGTCTTCTTCCATTCACATCAATGCTATCTAAGACTTCTCTATCGCGGCGATTTCCAACAACATCAATGCTCTCTAAAACTTCTGGCGCATCATCATCACTTCTCTCATATGCGTCAGCATTCAAACTTCTCCAGTAACGATATGAGAATGTGGCGTCGAGTCTAATTGGTTCTTGTTCTACCCACGATCCTTTGATTTCACCAAGATTAATTGGAAACACTTCGTAAAGTCTCATGCCATATGACACTCGATTACCATCCTCAGAAATTTGAAGAATGTCTATTTCTCCAATGTAATCATCGCGATATCTAAAATCATATTTGTTTTCTTTTGGGTTTACAAAGTTTAGCCATGCGTCGAAGAACATTTTCTGACGCATATCATCATCCACAATAAATGAAATCGTTACATCTTTGTAATCGCTGCGAACTGGAACGTTCATCGGTGGACCACCATAGTATAAGTCGGTGGTCAATAGTTCTTGTCCAGGATAACTTACAGACTCTGCATAATAAGTAAGATAGTTATCCTTTTCTTTATAATTCAGAATCTCAACAAGCTCTGCTGGCGGCTTGATATTGATGGCAATTCGATTGAGTCTTGAGAAGCCACTCTTTCTGGCTTGAGAAAGGAAGTTGCTGATGTTCAGCGTTCTTTGCGGATTTATTGCCATTAAGCGTAGCTCCTCATGTTTTGTACAGGAAGAAATATTGCTGTTTCCCAGTTATTCGGCTCAATATAAATTAACGGAGAAACCATCTGATCGTACAAATATCTTCGCATACAGTCCTGAACAGCGGAGAATCTACTCATATTTTTCAATAGATCGTATGAGAGATTAAATCTTGTAGAATCGTCATATTTATCGTTGTTTAAAAAGATTGTTAGTCCATCCAGCATCGTCATTCGCATTGCTGGATTTAGGAAATGGAAGTTGATTCCAGTGAATCCATCACCTGTTACTGTCGTTGGAATCACTAATGGAAACTCATCCCACTGTGGAAGTCGCTCTTTGGTTAGAGGATCATATCGAAACATGAACATACGACCAACTGCAGCAAACGGAGTGACGCGCTTCGGATCGTTTAAGACGTTTGAACGATTTGTTGGGATCTTTGTTTTAGCAATCTGTTGTTGGATGAACGCTTTTGCTTCTTCAGTTCGGGCTTTGATACCCTTCTTCGCCATCTCTCTCGTAATTTTTTCGAGTAATGCTGCCATTAGATTCCTAGATGGTCCTCTGTGATTACGTTAAACTTCCAATTTCTATCTTTACAATACTCTGCGGCGGCTTTCCATTTAGCCTCATTTACACCCCAGTTTGCGACTTCTTGGATATACTGTCTGGTGACTCGACTCTTCATTTTAGGAGGGGCTGCTTGACTCTTTGGTTTAACTTCTAGAATCAGACTTTCTTCAATGCCTTGTCTATTCTTAACTTTGACAAAGAAGTCTGGGAAATAACGATGCCATCTTCCGTCCACAGGCGATAAATATGGAATAATAATCTCTTCATTTGACCATCCAATTACGTTCGGGTTTTCATCCAAGTGCACCATTACTCGGCGCTCCCACAACGATCTATACCAGATGTTCTTATGGTCACCTAAATATTTACTGAGGTTTTTTGGACTAAATTTTCCGCTATAAGCCATCAATTATTTATAGGAAATTTCAATGGCAGAAGTATTAGAGAGCATCGACGTATCAGGAAATAGACCTGGTGTTGATAGAAGAGGCGATGAAGTCCTTTCAGATATTTCTGTTGAAGGTCGTCGACAAGGTGGAAACGGTCCAATTGATGGAGAGAGGCTAGAAGGTATTGATGTAGTTGGTCGCTCCAGAAGAAGGGGTGAACCAAAAAATCTATTTTATCCAGAAAGACTTAATGATCCAAAATCGGATATTAAGAACGCAATTCGCTTCACGATTTATTCTCAAACAAGATCTTATCAAGACGATCCAGGCGATACGCCTTATCTCAGAGAAGTTCCAGATCAATACATCGGTGGAGCAAGAACTTTCCCAATCAGCGTTGGTGGATTTGCAACCGCATTCGGTTTGAAGAGCAGCCTATCAGGAATTGTCGGTGCTGGCGGTGTAGGTAGTTTAGTTGAAGATTTGGCAGGTATTGCCGCAACTGGTGTTGATTACTTCACTGGCGGCGAAAGAACGAATTACGGTAGAAGAACTCTGCAATTAGATAGCAGTGTTACTCTTTACATGCCTGATACGATGGTGAATCAAGACAAGCACGACTACCAGCCAATTTCAATCAATCAGGCTGCTGGTAGAGCAGGACTTTACACTGCAGGATTCCCAGTTGCAGTCGGTGGCACAGGTTCTCCATTGGGCAGAACAGAAGTGCTTGCTGAACTGGCAGGAAGAGCAGGTATCTTCGGAACACGTGCCACTGAAGCAGTATTGGCTGGATTGGGGTATGCATTAAATCCGATGCTTGAAATGTCATTTGGTGGAACACAACCAAGAACGTTTATGTTCCAGTTTAGATTTGCGCCAAGAAATTATAAAGAAGCAGAAGAAGTCTTGAAGATTATTAAAACATTCCGCTTTCACTCTCACTCAGAAAGCACAGGCGGCAATCTAGATCCGATCACACAGGGCAGCGGAACACGTTATTTGATTCCACCAAATCATTTTGAAATTCAGTTCCTCCGCAAAGTGAACAATCGCTTTGAAGAGAATCTTGCGATGCCAAGAGTCACGACTTGTATGTTAGCATCTATCAATACCAATTACGCTGCGCAGCTTGATACGTTTGCGACATTCAGAGATGGCAAGCCAGTTTCCATCAGCCTTGATCTAGAATTCGTTGAAAGCGTCATTCTTACTAAAAACGATATTAAGAAGGGATACTAATGGCTTATTTCTCAAAATTTCCAAAAGTATTATATTCCGTAAACAAGGAAGGCAGCGACGCAAAGATCGTTCCAGATATTCTTTCGCGAGTAAAATTTCTAGATTCTGTCATCTCAAATCAAAATCTATTTTTCAAATATGAGATTAAGGGTGGAGAAACTCCTGAGCAGATTGCAAACAGAGTTTATGGGAATCCAGAGAAGCATTGGATTATTCTTCTCGTTAACCAAATAATTGATCCACAATTTAACTGGGCATTGGGTCCATATGAATTTGACAAATACATCAAACAAAAGTATGCTTCATTGAACGTCAGTTTGAGTACGACTGAAACATATCCTACAGGTTATACAGTTGGCGAAGTTGTTTATCAAGGTTCGACATATGATAAATCAACAGCTGAAGCAACGGTTGTAGCCTATAACTCTGGCACAAAAACATTACAAGTTAAATTTGCATCTGAAATTCTTGCAAATGGTAGTAATATCACTGGTGTTAGTTCAGCTCAAACTCATACCATCGTTGCAATCACAAACAATCAAGATGGATACCAGTGGGCTTCTAATACGACCAGTC